TGCATATCAGCGTTAGCTTTCATGTGTGTGACTTCTCTTTTGAGATGATGTTTATGTCTATTATTATTGGGTAACTTAGGTTACCTCTTTAGAGGTGTGTCCGAAAGATACTACACCCTTCGGACACTTTTAGTTTAAGCTACAACAGTGTTGAAGAACACACCCAAGTTAGCGCCTGTGACTTTCATGTCATAAGCCATCTTGACTTGGATCATCTCAGCAATCTGTTGACGCTTCAGAGCATCGTCAGAGAAGGTTTCTACTGTGATACCCATACCAGATACACCGGGGATAGAGTCCCAAGCGAAGGTAAGACCAGCAGCAGGAGTACGCAGACCAGCCCGCTTAGGACCGTGTACCAGCATAGCCTTCTTGGAGCTAATGAAGCCGTTTACAGCAGTGAGACCTTCAGCAGCAGTGTTGGCAATAGCCTTCATTACGAAGAAGTTCTCTACCTCGAAGATTTCAGCCAGCTTGGCGTTAGTAACCAGTGCTGTGTTTGTGATGGTAGCACCACCGTTCAAACGTGCCAGAATATCAGGGTGGTTAATCAAGATGTCACGAGTCTCAACATCTACAACCATAGTGTTCATGTCGAAGCCACCAGACTTAAGGAAGGCTGTGCGACGGGCTGTAGTTACGTCTACGATAGGAGTAGAGTTAGTGTAGTCAGACCACTGTGTGACTTCTGCTGCGGTGTCGTTGTCAGCGTTAGCTACACCAGTGTACTCAGTACCCCAAACACCAGTCTTGAAGAAGGTGTCAGCAAAAGCCTGTTCACGGTGGATACGAAGCTGGTTGACAACATCAAATGCCTGCTGAGCGCGTGTCTCAAGCATTGCATCTTCGTTAGCCAAGTCCTGCTCGGAGAAGTCAGCACCAAGGCCATATACTTCAGCGAAGTAGGAGCTTGTGGACAGTTGCATACCAATGCGTTCAACTTCAGTACGAGGTGCAAGCAGCTTTACGTTGCCAGTACGGTTGCTGTCGTCTTGGTTGTAGACGTAGTATTTGTCCGACTGCTTAGGAACCGAAACTACAGGGAACACTTGGTCCGCAATGAAGTTAGAAGGCTCTTGGTTGAAAGCGATTGTCAGGTTGGTCAATGGCTGGTCAATGTGAACAGCACTAGGAGTCAAAAGAGGCATATTAGTTTTCCTTAACTATGCTTAGGCTGCGAGGTTGCCGCCAGTGATAAATTCGATACGCATGATCTGACCGACTACAGCATCTTCGAGAGCGTAGCCCAAGACAACATCGCCAGTAGCAGCCAAAAGGGCAGTACCAGTTGCGGACGATTGTACTTGGTCACCAGCAGTAATTGTACCACCAGCTTCAACCATATAACCACCAGTGACGGTTACTGTAGCAGCTTGGCCAACATCAGGGTTATTGCTCAGGATACCGATGGCATTGCCACCAGCAGCAGCAGTTACGTCAACCTGACCATCAGCGGCAAGAGAAACGAATTTGAATTGTGCAGCAGTAAGATCACTACCAGCTACGAAAGTGCGTGTGTCACGCGAAAGCATGGTCGCCATGTTTATTATTCCTTGTCTTTGTAGGATTTGTTAATAAGTGCTTTACCTTCAGCGGTCTTAGCAACTTCAGCGTAGGCTTTGTAGGTGTCTACCTTGTGCTCATCAGCATAAGACTTAACCATGTGGTCTAGCTTTTCTTTGGGGGAAGTAAATTCGCCATCTGTGGCAGACTTACCAAGTTCTTGCATCTTGTCCTCAAATGCTTTATCAGCAGCCATAAGGGCTTCCATGAGGGCTTCTACATCGTCCATCTTCGCTACAGCAGAGATCAAGCCTTTAGCTACAGCAGTGTCAAAGTGAGGCAGGGTAGCTTCAGCTTTCTTGGTGAGTTCTGCATCGGCTTTTTCAACTTCAGCCAACTCAAGGGCTTTCAGAATAGGTGCTGGGATGTCAGCTTTGTTGATCTTTTCACCACTGTACTCTACGTACTCAACAGGTGCAGCCTTTTCGATGGTGTCAGCTTTAATGACATACCCACCGTCCAACAGACCCTTACGCAGGCGTTCGTTTTCAGCTTTGAGTGTTTCTACATCATCAAAAGACTTCATAAGGGCATCCATTGCGGTCTTACGATCACAGCCTTTAGCCTTCATGTATTCTTTAATCTTGGCGTCCATCTCAGGGGCCATCTTTTCTGTTTCTTCTGTCATGGTATCTCCATTGAGAGCTTTGTAGATAGGAGCTTTAGCCATCTGGTTAGCTCCCTTAGGAACTAAACTCAATTCGTCTAGCTCTAGGTTAATAAGTTCAGTGGGCATTAGAACTCCTGTTTCTGGGCGCGGCCCCCAATGCTAAATTCCGCGTATTCACCAGACTTGACTTTTTCCCAAAGAGTATCATCAGTGACGTGGAAGCCGGAAATAACACCCTCCTTGTCAGACTGGATTTCTAGTGCTGCACAAATCTCTTTGCTCATGGGGAACGAATGGACAATCTGCCCTACCTGTTCGCCTGAGTGGTTGAGTTTTCCAACTCGTACACCCTTCATAAACTCGTTAAAGGCTTTGTGTAGCGTGTCTGTTTTGATTACGTCGCCTTGTAGGTCAACTACAAGCTCACCTTTGTAGGTTGTGACAGAAGCCCATCCGTAAATAATACGCTGTTCTTCATCAATCTTTAGTATCTTAAAATCGTCGTGGCTTTGTTTTTCCACTACAAACTCCATAATGGCTTCTACTACTGCTTGAAGTGCATACTCCATAACCTCTTTACGGTCCATAGGAGCCTCAACAGAGCCTTCCTCAGTGCCTTCAGGTAGGTAGTATGCCAAATAAGCCTCGTGGCTCTCAGCGGGCATATATACAGCTTGTCCATCGTAGGTAGATACGTGAACTACACCATCTAGGCCCATGTCCGTGCTACGAGCTTTAGCCTCACCTTCTGTGGTGAAGATGTCATTAGCGTAACGAGCTTTTTGGATTTCAATATCTGTTGTAGTCATGCTACTACCTTTGCTAAGTAACCTTGGAAACTGCCAAACACCACTGCGTTATTAGAGTCAGACTCAGCTACAATACGTATATCAGCGTTTCTAGGAATTATGATTGCAGGGTCTAGGTTGATATTCCAGTTACTACCTACAGAGTTAGCTGATGCAGCGGCCTTCTGAACAAATACCCTACCTGCTAGTCTGGTTTCTAGGTAGAAGTCTACAGCAGCAGCTTGCTTACCTGACACACCACCAAAGCCCCCTGTGAGGATGTAGTAGTCGGTGTCACTGAAGGTGGTAGCCCCCTTAAAGGACTCTTGAAACCCTAGTGGGATGTCTATGTGTATCTTGGTGAGGTCTGTAGGTACACCATTCGTCAGGGCAGTGTTCTCATAAACTACAACACGACCTTGAAGCAGGCTACCGTTGTTGTTAGTAACAACAGACACCCTAGCCAAAGGAATAGGTAGAACCACTCTTGTCTGTCCATTAAGGTTTATAATCTGAATTACAAAAGTAAACTTCTGATCGAACCCTGTACCTGTAACTGTGTGACCTTCGATGTATATTTCTTCGCCATCTAAAGCAGAGCTAGAGGAGATACTATCAATAGTGTTGGTAGATACATAAGTCTCATGGCTATTATTAACTGTCCAAACTGTAGCTATAGTATCAGCAGTAAGAGGGGCAGACTTACCAAACTTAATGAGGGACTTCGCTTTAGCATCTATAGACACCATATCACCGAAAGTACGGTAAATCTCCCTCTCCGCTTGGACTAATCTAGCATCAGGAACTTCATAGTTCTTTCTGGACCAAGTAGTCATTTACCCTCTACCTCTTGTGCAGGTTCAGGAGGGTTAACCTTAGCATTGGCAATCCTACGTTCAGCCTCAAGGTCAGCTTCATAAAGTTCCCTGTCCAGAATAGGCAGTTCAGCGTTAGCCAAGAGTGCATCTACAATATCAGGTTGTGAAGCTAGGTTAATATCTGCACCATTAAGGTTACGGAGATAACTACCCAATTCTTTAAGGTCGTGTGGAGCTACATCACC